GCGTTAGAAAGAAGCCACAGTATTAACGATTTTAGCAAGCAGTTAGAATTAAGCGCTAAAAATTCACAATTCACTAACAACACGCTTAAAATCATTGAAGAGCTTAATAACGGCGTTAAACAAGCGAGTGAAGAACTCAAAGAGAAAGCGTTTGATTTACAACACGCTATAACCCCCCTTAAAGAGTTTGGTAAGAATTACCCCGAGTTTGCCCTAAAGCCTAAAGAAGCGTTAGAGAAATTATTACAAGAAAAAAACGGACAAGTAGCAGGAGCAGCGTTCAGGGACGATTTAGGAGGGATTGATTTTGTTTGGGGTAATAAAGATCATGGGTTAGAACACATCTTAAAAAAGCGAGAAAAACAATACACAAGATTAGGATTAAATGCAGAGCAAATCAAAGAAAGAACAGATGAACTAATTAAGGAAATCCCTAACATTCTACAAAAAGGCTTTAAACAAGAAGACAAGCCAGGTTATGCGGTTATTACTCTAAACAATTCAAAAGTAATTTTAAGTAAGTTTAAGGGAGATAACGAACTAAAAAATCATTATATGATTACAAGTTTTGAAAGAGATGAAAAGGCTTTAAGGGAGTTAGATACCATTGCGACACTATCTAACGATTACAGAGATGGCATCAACTATAGCATCTCAAACCTTAATGAACCTAATCTTACACCAAAACCCCTAACGAATCAAGAGGAATTACTAGAAAACCCACCAAAAACCACGCAAACGCCTTTAAGCCCATTAGAACAAGCCAACGCTGAAAAGCTTGCGAAACTAGAAAGCGAACGATTAGAAAGCGAAAAAGAATTCACACGCTTAAAAGAGCAAGAGATCGCGCGTAAAGAAGCGTTAAAAAAGAAATTAGAACACGAGCGAGGCAATGCAGGCAATATTGAAAGCGCCACTAAAATAGAAGTAGGAGAAGATATACCCACGCACACGCAAGCGCAAATCCCTAAAAGCCGAGTGAGGCTAAATGAAAGAGAGATTTACGATCTCAATTATGCGATCGTGAAAGCGAAAGATTTAAAACCAAGCTTTACCACAGGCGGGACGCAAAAACGCACCGACATGAACGAAGAGCAGATTAAAAGCATTGCGCAAAATTTTGATCCTAAAAAAATATTTGGGAGCGGAGGTTTTGAAGATTTACCGATCATTTTACATGATGGGCAAGTGATCGCAGGAAACCACAGAATCCAAGGCATGCTGAATTTCACGCCTAAAAGCCGTTTTGCTTACGAGAAAGCGGTCAAAGAATACTATCACATAGATTTAAAACCGGACGAGTTATTAGTAAGGATACCTAACAAGCGCCTAAACAACACCGAGATCAACAATTTAGCGGCTTCATCTAATCAAGGCCGTTTTAACAGCGAAAGCGATCACGCCATAGCGGTTTTAAGCCACTACGAACCTAAATTAAAAGAATTAGAAAAACAATTAAACGCTGATAGTGTTTATTCTTTAAAAAACATGGTGGCTAAAAACCTTAATTTTGATAAGGCTACTCACCCTAATGTAGGAGATAGCAACTTATCCCTTTTAATGTTTAACATGCCAAGGACTAAAACGCAAGGCATAGAACTATTAAACCGCTGGCAGAAAGAATTTACTAACGATATTAAAAGCTATGAAAAGGTTAAAAAAATGTTTGTAGATAACGCCGGTAGTTTTCACAATTTAATCCATGATATGAGCTTTCCTAATGTGAGTTTAAACGCTTATTTAAGCGATATTATGGATCGCAGTTTTGCGAATTTAAAGAACTATCAAACTACAAGCGAGAGCCTGAAAGATTTGAGCGAAAAATTCTATAAAACGAACTCTTTAGAAATGTTTGAAAAGAGCGATCAAGGCGCAAGCGATATCAGCGAGATTTTAGGGGCAAGCGTAGCACGATTTGCGAGGTTTGATGATCCTTCTAAAGCGTTATTTGAAGCCTTAAGAAGCGATAACATCAAAAAAGGTTTGAAAGAATTTAAGATCGCAGATGTTACAAAAGACATGTTTGATCCTAATAGTAAAGAGTTTAAGGACATTGATATTTACGATTTCACGCATTACCTTTTAATGGTTAATAGAGAACCCAATGAAAACAATCCTACCTTAAAGCGCTTGATAGAAGCTATAAAGGATATGCAAAAAGAGAGCGAGAAAGGGATAAAAGAAGCAAGCAAAAAGAGTGCAGAAGCAGTTAAAAAACTTCATTTTGATGAAATTAAAAAACTCATTGATGAAAGCCCAAATAACGGGAAAGACATTATAGTTATAGGAGATGATAATTTAACGCCCGAGATCGTTGAATACATTCACAAAAAACATGCTAAGGTAGGTATAGAGAGGCTAGATGAAGACGAGATAACGGCTTTTAATTTCACATACCCTAAAAATGCAAAAGCTATTATTGATTATCAAGGGATACAACATGCATTAAATAAGCATGGGATTAATTCACCTAGCGTTAAATTCAGCAAACAACCACCGATAACCTACAAAGATATAGCTAATTATAGAAATATTGTCAAAAATGCAGATGAAACCATTAAGCGCAACAATAGAATAATAAGCTATAAGCAAGTTAATGGTCATTTTGTGGTAGTGGAACAAATCAATAGAAACAAAAGCGAATTTATATTTAAAACTATGTTTAAAGAGAAAGGAGATTATAAAAATGCACCAAATTATGAGAAAAATATTAAAGAAAATGATTAAAAAGCCTCACCTTGACCATACACAAGCCCTTTTGTCTTATGTGTCAGGGTCTCTTGGCACACTTAAAGTGTTTTTAGTATAGGTTAGGAATATTTCTCTAACCTACTCATTGATATTACAACAAAAAGATTTAACAAGTCAAGGAGCAAAAAGATGCAGTTATTTGAGAAAAGGTTTTATCTATAATTATTAAGCCTAGGTTTTAGAGAAAGAAAAAGAATTGATAGAAAGGATTTTCAAATGATAGAAGTTAGCGAAGTGATAGCAAAAGTGCGAGAACGATTGAACGATAACGAAGTAGGAAATTACGGAATATTGGACAGCGTGCTAGTGGAAAATATCAATCAAGCGCTTTTAAAAATTTGTTTAGAATTCAAGCTTAACAAAACCATAACAAGAGCCTTATTAACTGAAGAAGAACGCTTTTTAACGCTAAATAACCTTTTAGGGATAGAGAGCGTCAAATTAGATAAGAAAGAAATAGAAGCCCGTAACACAATAGAAAAAGATAGCGGAGAATGTGAATTATTGATTTTGAGCGATAAGATAAGCGTAACGCCGTTTAAAAGCGGAGAGCTTGAAGTGGTGTATTACACTTACGAAGAGATTAGTGGTATTTTAGACACTATCAAACTGCCTAAAATATGCCTTGATGTTTTAGTGTATAGCGCTTTATGCAACCTTTTAGAAATACCTAACAATGAAACCAATTTTAGCGTTTTAGCGAACTACAAGCAATTACTAAAGCTTGCTAAAGATAACCTAACGAACTATTTAAATTTAATGTATTCAAAAAATATCCATTTTAGCAAAGTAGTGAGAGTTTGAGAGAGGACCACTTGATGGCTATATCACATTCATCAAGTGGCATTCATGGAGTTTATGCAAATGCTAACAACATTTTTAATCCATTACCAGAAAAGAAATCGCTATTAGAAACGACAAAAATTCTAATAGCGAAAGAATATTAGCTAAAAGAAAAAATAAAAAATAGGGTTATATTAAATTTTCGAAATATAACCCTTAAAAACATTTTTAATTTTAGCTACAGTTTGAAAATCATAATAAGAAAGGATAAGCATGGGCATTAAAGAAAAAGAAATTGAGCTAGAAACTCTAAAGCGTGAGATCGCACAAGCGGAGGCGAGTTTGGAGCAAGATTTTATTAAACACATGGTAGATAAAACTAATGAGAAAGTGGAAGATTTATTTTTTAGCGATAAGCCCGAGTTTTATAGATTTGTTTTCACGGAACAAAACAACTATTTAAAAGAAAAACTTACGGACAAGGTAAGCAAAGCGATGGATTTAAGCGATGAAATCCAAAGAGACAAGGACGCTGAAGAGATTGAAAAAGATAAGCAAGCGTTTTTAAACAAGCACCCTGAAGCTGATTTTAACGCGCTTTTAGAATTCTATGAAGAAGAATTGCCTAAAAGCGTTAAAAAGCAGATTGACAAGTTGGATGGAGTGGCTTTTTTTGAAGCGGTTTTAGACTATTTCAATGCGATCAACGCCAAAGAAGAAGAGCCTAAAAAAGAAAACCAAGAAGAGCGCCAATTACCTAAAGAAGCGTTAGGTAACGGCGTGAGTGGCATAGGATACGCTAATAATGAAAACATCATGACAAGATACTAAGGAGCGTCAAATGTTAGAAAAACTTAACAATGTCAATTTTAACAACATTTCCAATAACCCGAATTTAGGCATAGAAGTTGGTAGAGAGATCCAAAACGCAAGCTGGATCAAAAGCCCATTTTTTAGCATCACAGGCACAGGTGCGGATCGAGGAGTGAGGCTTTTTAGCGTGGCGAGTCAACAACCATTCCGCCCAAGGATTAAAGCGCAACTAACCGGGAGCGGTGTTAGCGGTAATACGGATTTTGAGGCGAATTATGATAATTTAGAGATTTTAAGCCAGACGATCTATCCGGACGCTTTTGGTAATTCCTTAAGGTCTAAAATCAAAGCTTACAGCGAATTAGAGCGCATTGATTTCATTAAGGAGAGCGTAGATAGCTTGACTACATGGATGAATGAAGAAAGAGATAAGAGGATTGTTGCAAGCTTGACTAATGATTTCACGAATTACCTCTATAATGATACGATGAATGTAGAAACCATTAGAAAAGCGATTTTTTACGCACGAAACGGCTTAAAAGGAGATAATAGTAAAGCGTTCCCCATTAAACCTATTAGAGCGACCATGCAAAGCGTTGGCAATGTGGTGGTACAAAACACAAGCTACATTATCCTTTTAGATAGCTACCAAGCCAACCAATTAAAAGGCGACAGCGAATTTAAAGAATTAAGAAAGCTTTACGCCTTCGCTGGAGAAGACAAAGGCATGCTTTATAGCGGGCTTTTAGGTGTGATTGACAATTGCCCGGTAATTGATGCGGGCGTGTGGAATAAGCTTAATGTAGGCATGCCTAATTCAAGTGTTAGCGATAGCGATTTCACGCGCTATCTTAATAAGGCTAATGTTAGCAAGATTGTAACGCCTACGCAGTTGAGAGAAAAGACAAAGCAGCAAGAAAAGCAAAAAAATAAAGAAATCTCGATCGGTTGCTTGATCGGCGCTAGCGCGGTGTTATTAGCAGGTTCTAAAGAAACTAGGTTTTATATTGATGAGACCGTGGATGCAGGCAGAAAGTCTTTAGTTGGCGTGGATTGTCTTTTGGGAGTGTCTAAAGCACGCTATCAAAGCACGGACGGCGTAGTAACGCCTTATGATAACCAAGATTATGCCGTGATCGGTTTAATCTCTAACATGGAATAAGAAAGGATGAGAGAATGAAGCAAAAAGTTCACAGCGTTAGCTATCTTGCAAAAGCGGAATTTGAGTTTAAGAACGGCGTTTATGATTTAGTGGCTCTACCAAGCGGTGCAGAAGTGGTAAAAGTGAGTTTAGAAGTGGTAGGTAATCCTGAGGCTGGAACTATTAGCGTTGGCCTTAAAGATGAAACCACAAAAAACTATTTTTTAACTTTAGAAGATATTAACAGCACCAGCAAAGCAGCCACAAACGCTAAAGATTACACGGCTACAAGTAATAAGGTAGTTGTTGCAGAAGTAAAAGACGCTAACAGCGGAAACGATACTAAAGGCGTGTTAAGAGTGTTATACTTTTTACCGAGCTTAATTGAAGTAGAGTATTAGATAATTTAAGTATTCTTGAAAACTTTAAGAAAAAGGTTAAAAAATGTTTTTTAAGAACCCTTTAAACGATCCGAACTACTTTAAACCACAAAACGCTAAAAGCGTGCAAGAAGCGCAAGCACCGAAAAACTTCGGCTTATTGAATTACTCTAAAACGAGTTATAGCGATTTTTTGAACGATTATAAGCCAACGCCTAAAACTTCTAAATTTTCCAACTTCATGGAGAATGTGGGAGGTTATGGAGGTTTAGGAATGCTAGGAGGAGCGATCGGAGGTTTAGGGAGCTTGATTGTGGGAGCAATTAACTACAGCGAGCAAAACAAGAACGCTAAAGAAAGCATGAGAATGGCAAGAGAGCAGTTTGAATTAGAAAAACAACGCTACAACGCGCGAGAACAGGAGCGCTTAAAGAATAGGGAAGCGATTGATAACATCGCTAAAAATAACGCTGAAATAATGACAAGATTCTAAAACACATATAACCCTTAAAATAAAGCCTTAATTTTGCTAATCTCTAGTAAAAAGAATAAGGCTTATTCATGGACTTTACCACACTACAGAACGATTTTACTAATGACTATCAAAAGGCTTTAATCGCCAATAATGAATTTTTAGAAGCCAAGAAATACTACAACGGGAACCAATTACCGCAAGATGTTTTAAACATTATTTTAGAGCGAGGGCAAACGCCAATCGTTGAAAATATGTTTAAGGTGATCGTGAACAAGATTTTAGGTTACAAGATAGAGAGCATTAGCGAGATACGATTAAGCCCTAAACAAGAAGAAGACAGAGCCTTAAGCGATTTGTTGAATAGTCTTTTACAGGTCTTTATCCAACAAGAAAATTATGATAAGTCCATGATAGAAAGGGATAAGAACCTTTTAATCGGTGGGTTAGGCGTTATTCAATTATGGATAAGCCAAGATAAGGAAAAAAATGTAGAAATTGAAATTAAAGCGATAAAACCTGAAAGCTTTATTATAGATTATTTTTCAACCGATAAGAACGCGCTAGATGCAAGGCGTTTTCATAAGATGCTAGAAGTGAGCGAGCAAGAAGCTTTATTATTGTTTGGTGATAGCGTGATAGTGAATTATTCTTATGTGAATCATGAAAGGATAGCGAGCGTTATTGAAAGCTGGTATAAGGAGTACAATAAAGAAACTCAAATCTACGAATGGAATAGGTATTTATGGAATAGAAACGTTGGGATTTATAGAAGCGAAAAAAAGCCCTTTAAAAATGGTGCATGCCCTTTTGTCGTATCCAAGCTATACACGGACGAATCAAACAATTACTACGGCTTGTTTAGGGATATTAAGCCCATGCAAGATTTCATTAACTACGCTGAAAACCGCATGGGGAACATGATGGGGAGTTTTAAAGCGATGTTTGAAGAGGACGCCGTGGTGGATGTAGCGGAATTTGTAGAAACCATGAGCTTAGACAATGCGATCGCAAAAGTTAGGCCGAACGCTTTAAAAGACCATAAGATCCAATTTATGAATAACCAAGCGGATTTAAGCGCTTTAAGCCAAAAAGCCGAACAAAAACGCCAATTATTAAGATTATTAGCTGGGCTTAACGATGAAAGCTTAGGAATGGCAGTGAATAGACAGAGTGGGGTTGCGATCGCGCAAAGGAAAGAAAGCGGTTTGATGGGCTTACAAACCTTTTTAAAGGCTACTGATGATATGGATCGGCTAGTTTTTAAATTAGCAGTTAGCTTTATTTGTGAGTATTTCACTAAAGAACAAGTTTTTAAAATCGTGGACAAGAAGTTGGGAGATAGATATTTTAAAATCAATTCTAGCGAAGGTAACAAAATAAGACCGCTAAAATTTGATTTGATTTTGAAATCCCAATTAAAGACGGAGAGCCGAGATGAAAAATGGTATAACTGGAACGAGCTTTTAAAGATTTTAGCGCCAATAAGACCGGATCTAGTGCCTAGCTTAGTGCCACTGATGCTAAACGACATGGATAGCCCAATAACTAACGATGTTTTAGAAGCGATACAAAACGCTAACGCTTTAATGCAACAAAACGCTGAAGCGAACGCGCCTTATAACCAACAAATCCAAGCCTTACAAATCCAAAAATTACAGGCTGAGATCATGGAATTACAAGCTAAAGCGCACAAATACACCGAACAAGGAGCGCTATCTCAAACCACGAACGAAAGTGAAAAGATTAACCAAGCGGTAACGATCACAGAGATGCAACGACAAAACGCTAACAATGCCAATAATGCTAACAACCAAGAAACGGACACTAAAGCGGGAAAGAAACTAAAAACGAGCGATAAAACGACATGGCGAAAATACCCAAGCGCGCAGAATTTGGATTATTGAAAATGAAGTTTTTAGAAATGTTAGCGATTAGCGTTTTGATTTTCATTTTAGGGATTAGTTTTATTTTAGCGGTTTGTTTTTCTGTGGGAGCGTTATGCTATGGATAAGCAACGAGCTTTAAAAGAATTAGCGATTAGAGAATTAGCAAGGCGTGATTTTTACCAATTCGTGCGCTTGAAGTGGGAAAGATATGAGAATAAGCCTTTTTTAGACAACTGGCACATTAGATTTTTATGCAAGGTTTTAGAATGCACGCAACCTAACACATGCCGAAGCGATGAACTAATAAGGCGTTTGATTTTGAACATGCCTCCAAGCTATGGAAAAACCGAAATTATCGCAAGATGCTTCATAGCATGGAGTTTAGGCAAAGATAGGACTAAAAAAATCTTTTATATTTCTTATAGCGATGAGTTATGCAGAAAGATTGCTAACCAAGTGCGGGACTTGATGAGTAGCTTTTTTTATAAAACTATCTTTTTTGATGAGCCTTTAGAGTTTTTGCAAAACAACGCAAGGGAGTTTATTTTACGGGAGGGTGGAGGCTTGTTTGTAACCACGCTAAAAAGCGCGCTTACAGGTTTTCACTCTAACCAAATACTGATCGATGATCCGATCAAAGTAAGCGGCATGAACTCTAAAAAAGAAGTAAGCCTCGTTAATCACAACTTTAAAGAAAGCGTTATATCGCGTCTACAAGACACGAGCTCTAACATAACGATTTTAATGCAGCGCCTGGGAAGTAATGATTTATGTGGGTTTTTGCAAAGCGAACGGGAGTTCGATGAAGAAACGATTAGAAAATGGAAAATCATACAGCTTAAAGCCTTGAACGAAAACCAAGAAACCTACAAAATAAAAGATTTTGAACACACAAGAGAGAAAGACACGCCGTTATTTGAAGCTAAACACAATAAGGAACAATTAGAAGCCTTAAGGCTACAAATGGGCAACGATGAATTTTCTTCACAATACCAACAAGATCCAGTCGTTAGTAGTGGTGGGTATTTTGATCCGCAGTATTTAAAAAAAGTTTTTACGCATGAATTAGGAGAGATGAATACTTATATATTCGTAGATAACGCCTTAAGCTTGAGCCAGAACGCCGATAATAGAGCGATCGTAGTTGTGGGCGTTGAAAACTATACTGAAAGCGTTAGGTATATCGTTTTAGATTGTTTTTTTGGGATATGGAGTGAAGAAGAAACCATTAAACACATTCTAGCGGCTAAAGAAAAATACAAGGACGCAAAAACCTTTATAGAAAGCGATGGCGGAGGTTTGGTATTGTATCGGTTGCTTTTAGTGGCATTAGCAAGACACAACCAACAAGCCAAAGAAAACAATAAGAAACCACTAAACGATGATATTATTTGCTACACACCAAGCCGAAAGATTTCAAAAGTGGATAAAATCAAAGCGATAAGGCCTTTCTATAATACCGGGTTTTTAGTGTTTAGCCATTCTAGCAACAACACCAAGCAGATAGAAAAAGAGCTTTTCAGCTTTAACCCTGATAAGCCTTTTAAAAAAGATGATTGCATAGACGCATTAGCGAGTGCGATAACGCATGATAGCGTGAAAGCGCCACTAAAGCGAGAGGTTAAAGAAACTTATAACGCAAGATCTCACGCTAAACCGACATGGAGAATATAACCCTATAAAAAAAAGCTTGATTAGTGTTTAATAAAACAAAAAGAAAGGTTTTAAATTAAAAATGAATTATGTTGAGCGTTTTAAAAATATTGAAAACATTAAAAAACAGCGATTATCGTGTAAAAAGGCTAATAAGGAAGCGTTAGAGTGTTTAAAGAATAAAGGTTATAGGGATTTTATCGCTAAAGTCAAAAGCAAAAAAGAAAGCGATGATGAAATTTTAGAAAATTTAGAATTGAGTTATCTTAACGCTGGAATTTAAGGATTAGTGCATGTGGGATGAAAAGATTATTAAAATAATACCGGTGTTGTGTTTGTTTTGTTTGTTGGAAGTTTTTGAGCTGAGTTTAATCATTAACAACATGGACAGATCCGAAAAATTAGAAACCAAAATTGAAAATAATTTAAAAATGATAGAAGACATTACGATTTTATCAAACGAGCATTTAGAGGGCATGAGTTTAAAACATTCCAAAGATAAGGTGGTTAAAGACAAATAATGCAACAACACTTAATCGTTTTAGGTTTTGAAGTTTCAAAATTCATCCCGTATTTTTTGCTTCTAATAATCGGTTTGTTTGTGGGTTTTTTGTATGTTTTAAGGAGTATAAAAAACGAAGATTTTAAAAACAAAACCGAAAAATTGTTTTATATCATACAAGGCATCGGATCGAGCATGCTCGTAACATGGATTAGCTACGAAACCTTAGTTTATTTTCTCAATTTACCGATTAGTTTATGTGTAGCGATTAGTGGAGGCGTTGGGTATTTAGGAGGGGAGAGCGTGAGCACTTTAGTGATAGATAGTTTAAAAAAAAGGGTATAAAATGGATTTGATAAATTTAGGTTTTAAGCATTCTCAAGCGATCGCTTATGAAATTTTAAGATGAAGCTTTTATTTTTAGCGTGCGTTTTTGGTGTTAGCTTAACTGCATGCGCTAAAAAGGCGGTTTATAGAGATGTAAAAGTGCCAATTAAATGCGACATTGAAATGCCTACACGACCGAGCGAGCATTTAGAAGCGTTAGAATATTTGCGAGCGTTATTGATTTATACCGAAACGCTAGAAAACGATTTGAAGTTTTGCACAAAAAAATAATAACCCTTTAAAATAAGGCTTGATTGTAGTTAAATATCAAGAAACTAAAGGAAGTTAATGTATTTAGCGCTATTAGAAAGAAAACACGATTTAAGAACACTCACACGAAAAGGCAAGAAAGAAAGCGGCATGTTAGGAAATTTTAGCGTGTTTGAAAGCACGCACGATCAAGGTATAAGCGATGAAGAGATGATCAAACATTACGAAAAAGAAAAAGCCTTATTCAGTTGCTTTTCATTAGAAAACAGCGGAGAGCCAACAGATACGCCGAATTTAGATAAGCCGATAATAGCGAGAGATTACGATCTAGAGTGGAGCGACACGAGTTGCACGGTGCCTAAAGAATACCAAAATAAAAAATGCAATAACTTACGCCATGAAGTGTTACAGCTAGTAGATCCAAATAACAAGGATTTCAAAAACCGAAAAATTTTAATCCATGTAGGGAACAGCGCGCATGATACTTTAGGGTGCATTTTGTTAGGGATGCAACACGATGAAGAGATGATTTATAAAAGCAATGAAGCGGTAAAAAAGTTTTTTGATTTAGTCAAAGACAAAGGCGTTAATAATTTTTTGTTTAAGGTGATTGATAAGGCTTAAAATGGATACAACACGATTTATAAGGAATTTCATTTTATTCAAAGATGCCTTACAAAAGCAAAATTTCAATAACAAAGATTTAAACACAACGAGCATGCAAGCAGCCTTACAAAGCGAGCAGTTAGCTTTAAGCGAAGAATCGCAATACCTACAAAGCGAGCAAGTGAGGGCGAAAATGCAAATAGACTTTTTAGGGATGCAAGCGAACTTACAAAACGCCAAAGCCGAAACACTAAACAAGCTAATCCAATGCCAAGCGATGCTAAAAAGCCTAAAAGATAACGCTATGATAAACCGCGCGAACGCATTAGTGAGCTTATTACAGGTGCAAGCCAACGCAGCTAATGGGATCACAGCGAGTAATTTTGAAGCAGCGTTTAAAATCATAAGCCAGATCGGATCTGAATACAATCAAATCACCTTAAACAACGGGAGCGTGAGCGTGCAAGAAAAAGAACAAACGAACGAATTGAAAACGATATTAAATAATTTGAGTAAGGAATTAGAAAAGCTAAACGAGCAAAGCGAAGTCAATTCTATACAGGTTTTTAGCGACAAGTTAGAAGTTTTGAAAGACGCGCCAACAAGGTTATGGGGGTTTAGCACCTTATCTAATGCTAAAGAGGGGTTTTATAATGAAGCTAACGAACAAATAGCGAGCGGTAGCGTGTGTTTGTTTAGAAGCGATAGGTTAGGAAAGCATACGATAACCTTTAAAGCGAATAACACTAAAACAGAATTATCTAAAAATATTACTATAAGCGTGATAGCGAATAAATTAAAAGAAAGGACAAGCTAATGGCTTATTTTGAGAGTATTACAGCGGGCAGAGGCGGTCTAGATAGTTTTAACCAGGCACTGAATAATCAAAGATATGCAAACCTAATACTGAATGAAAGCATGGGCAATTTTGCGAACACGATTGCTAATGCAGGAAGCCTTTTTGATAACGCTAAAATCAGAGAAGAAGCCTTAAAGTATCAAAGAATTCGAGATTTAGCGAATGATAAGAAGCAAGCCGAAGCGTTTGACTTGCAAAAAAGACAAGCCGAACAAAGCATGGATTTTGCTAAAAGACAACAAATCATGAGTGAAGAGAGCCACAAACAGAACAAAGTTCTAAACGATCACAGAGCGAAAGCCATGAAGCTTGAAAACGCGCTAAACCAACAGCAACAAGAATGGCTAATTAAAGTAACACCAAGCGCTAAAGCGAGCGTTTCAGTGGGTAATAGCGCTAAAAAGCCAATAACACAAAACACGCTACCCGCACAAAGCACGCTACCCGCACAAAGCACGCCAATAGCAAAGCCCAAGCCAGCGATCATGGAAGAAGTCAAAAGTTATATTAACTCTAATCCTTTTTTTAGATATTAATGTTTTATGGTGTGATTTTTAGGGTTTTTAAGGGTGTTATGCCTTATGTTGTTATTGTTATTTTGTTAGTTTTGAATAATAATCTAAAAGTTAAATTAGCGCTAGCGGATGAAAGACTAGAAAATAACGAAGCGCTCTTGATTAAACAAAATGAAACGATCCAAGCGCTAGAATTAGAAAGCCAACAATACAAGACTAACAAGCTTTTAGAAGTAATAAAAATTAAAGACAAATACCACAAAATCATTATTAAAGACAACACATGCGAAGCGAAGTTACAAGGCTATGAAGCGCTGATAAACGCCTTTAGGAAATCATAACCCTTGAAAGAAATTATCACTATTTTGTAGAATTTGTCAAAATAGCAAGGAGAGACAGAAAACGAGATCGCTTGCAATTTGAAGCGAAAAGAACTCATACAAGAGGCAAGCTAGAAGATGAAGCGTTTAAAAAGCCCATTTTTAAAGTGATTTGATGAAAGGATAAAGCAATGAATGAAAAAACAGAAAGTGAAATTTTTGAAGAACAACTAAACAGCCTTTATAAACCGATCAAGCAAGAGAAAAAAACGCCAAGCACACCAGAAAGCGAGAATAAGAATGATCAAAGTTTAGCTAATGCTAATCAAAGTTTAGAAGCTGAGCCGTCTTATATTTCTACCGGGATCGCCTATTTGGACGATAAGATCAAAAATAGAAGCATTACGGCATTTGATTACTACATGGCTAAAAAGTTTTTAGGAATGGATCTAAATGTCAATCTAAACGGTAACCTAGATATTAAGAGCGAAAATAAGACAAGGTTAGCGAGCATTAACAAAGCTACTCAGGATGTTTTTGATGATCTTAAGGCTTTAGATTTGGGAGATGATTTAATCAAAAAAGCGCAAGATCATAGCGGCATATATAACCAGGTAAAGCTATGGATCAACCACAAGACAGGAGGGTTAAAAGGCGTTGATTTTGATTTAGCAAAAACGGATAGCGCTAGGTTAAGTTATGCTAACCGAGTTGCAAAGACCATGGCACAAGGCGGACAGGTAACGCAGAAATTGAGAGATGAAGCCAAAGCGATGACAAGTTGGGGATTTAGAAGCAAGGAAGAAAACACCGCAAGAGCCACGCAAACGCAAGAAATACTACTTAATTCTTTAAGGAAAAATTTGCAGATGTTGGAGAGCTTAGGCGGTAGTGTAAGTCCGCTAATATTAGATAAAATCAAAGAGCATCAGAAAAAAATAGATTATATTAACGATGTCGGCGGCAAAATTGATCCCATAAAATACCAAAGATTAGCAGGAAACGACTAGTGGGAGAAGAAAAAAAAGAAAACGAAAATAAAAAAGTAAATAGAGCTTATTCAAACGATTTTAAACTTAGGGTGAAAAGATATTATGAAAGAAGTTTAGAATCTAAACAAAAGATCGCCTCAAAATTTGGCATTAGTAACAGGACTTTAGCGTTATGGGTGATGGATGGAGAGTGGGAGAATAAAGCTATTTTAAAAGAAATAAGGGCCATGTATGAGACGCATGGCTTGAGCCTTATCGCATTAAGTAAAAAGTATAGTGTGAGCGTTAATTTAATAAGAAAATTTAAGATACAAGACAAATGGGAAAAGAAAAAGATTTCTAACAAAGCGGCTGTCGTTTTAGAAGACAAGCTGACAACGGATAAAATGGGATTATTTTTAGACACTAAAAAAGAAGAAGTTAAAGAAGTATTAAAACAAAGTTTAGAAAAATTAGACCTTGATCCCGTGGTAGTGGAAGCGATAGCTGAAACAAGTAGCGACGAATTGATTTTGAAAGCAATGAACACCGCTTATATTAAAAAACAGATCTTATTTTGCGCTATTGTGGCAAGAGGTGAGCTGATTAAGATGATAAAAAAAGCAGGTGATAAAGTGAAAGACAATATCAATATCATCATGGCGGCTGAAAAAGTTTCTAAGCTTTTTATTGACGCGGGCGTTAGCTTGTTTGGAAAAGAGCAGATCCAAGCGATAGAATATAAAGAGAATAACGATTATAGGCAAATGAATATAACCGAACTTATGGCATTAGCGAACACTAATGATAATATAGATTAG